CATCAGTTGCTCTTTGAGGATGGCACGCTTCTCAGCAGAGATTGGACTATCAGTTGGCACGCCGGTAGATGTGATGAGCGCAGGCATGGAGCCTTCGATCTTGGTCAGACGCTCAGAGAAAGAGTTCACCTGCCCGAGCAGCCACGCCAAAGATGCAACCACAATCGGTATGACTGCTTTTAGAACGTCTGCCCAGTTCATGGCTTACTCAGGCTGAACAGGCCATTGCACATCCCACGGGAACCCGGCTTGTGCAGTGATGTCTCGCAGTTCCTGTCGGTACGCCGCCCATGCGGCTTTGTCCACCGGGGCGTCGGCCACTTGCGTCCAGTCTGTGTCCTTCAGGCGCTGATTGCGATCTGTGCGTACCGCCTTAGACTGCTCGGCGTCTTTCTGAGCCTTGTACGCCGCTTCTTGCTCGGCAGCGGTGGCATCTTCGGTGTCTGTGAAAACAGGGCCAAGGATGTGCTTGGTGTACCACTTGCCGTCAATCTGCTCAACACCAGAAGGCATAGAGAACTGATAGACCGTACCGCCTGATGCCTGCGGGCCTTCAAACACCGGGTCAGCGCCCAGCGCCGCCAGCACCTCGTCCGTGGTGCGGTCCCAAGTGGGGCCACCGTTGGCCTTCTGGTAAGCGCGGAACTCGCCCTCCAGCATCACTGCGCCTGTGGCGCGAAGTCTGATTTGCATGATGTACCTCAGGCTATTGCCAAGAATATGAACGTCCCGCCGTTGGCGTTGATCGCTGCTGGTGCTGTGCTGCTGATCTCAAACCCGGAACTGAACGTGTCAATGTAGTCTGTGCCGGTGACTTCCGCCGCAGTGGAGTTCAGCAAAAGGTATGGGTCGTTGCCCGCCACGATGCCGCGTGCGCTGTCCCATACGTACCAGTCACCCGTTGAGTCCGTGCGCTTGATGAGGACGAACCGGCTACCCCCAGTGAACCCACAATTGACTTGCAGCGTGGTGCCCGTGCCGGTGTAGCTGCCCACCTTGCTGACGCCTGCAACGGTGGCGAAGAGGTATGCGACGTATGTTGCGGCAGACGTATTGACGTCCGCGTTTGTGCCGACCGTGAACACAGAAGCGGTCGGGCTCGTGTCGTTCCAATAGGTGTTGTCGTCAGCAGTTGCGGCAGTCGTATTCAGCAGAAGGAAGTCTGTGTTGTCGTTGTTTGCGTAAACCGCCCAGTCATCGGCTGCGCTTCGCTTCTTCACAATCATCAACTCAGGCACCACGCCCAAGTTGTGACTCACCGTGCGGTTGGCTCCCGTCCCCGTGTAGCACACCACATCAAAGAAGCCGGGGGCGCGGCGGAAGTTCCAGTCAACATAGGTCGAGCCACCATTGTTGGTGGCGTTAGCTCCGTTGCCAATTCGCACGCCACCTTGCAAATCCCAAGGGTTAGCCGGAAACAACGAATCTGCTGAAACTTCTGCGCCAGTGCTGCTGGAATCAAGCGCGGGTCTCCCACGAAGACGGTCTGCCCACGTTGCCCCAGCGGCGCTACCACTTCGGCTTTTTACAACAGCCAAGTCAGTTACAAATGGAGCCGTAATTACCCTTGTTGTGTTGTCTCCGGTATAAAGCGAAGCATCGTAAACACTCGTCCCCGTCGTCGGAGTCCTCATCGGGCCACGGCGGATGGCGATGTAAACCCAAGTTGTCGAAATACCGTAGTTACTGACGTTAAAGCCTGTGGCTGTTGGGTCTATGTAATTTGAGCTAGTTGCTTCTGCAGAAGATGTGTTTGCGTTGAGAAACGGGTCATTTCCTCCAACTGGTATTCCTCGCATGTTGTCAAACATGTCCCAGCCGGACGTTGCAGACGTTGCCTTCAAAATTAACCATTGAGGCTCATACCCAAGCGTTACCGTGGCGTTTTGACTGCTATTAGTAGTAAATGACCCACACGAAATCACATTGTCCGAGCCAGACGCGCCGAAGCCGCCTGCATCGTGGGCGAATAAGTAGGCGACGTAGGTGCCGCCAGAATCGTTAACCGTTGTGTCAGTACCAAGACTGAACTCGGTGCTGGTCGGTGTGGTGTTGTTCCAGCGGGTAGAGCTTGTGACTTCAGCAGCGGTGGTGTTCAGTACCAAATACTTTGTGTTGCCAACGCTGCGGTGGTAAACCTGCCAAGCACTAGTGGTGTCCGTGCGTTTGACGATGATGCACCCCGGCACTGAGCCAAGGTTGTGAGCAATGGTGCGGTTGCTGCCATTGCCCGTATACGTCACCACATCAAAGAACTTGGGCTGCTCGCGGAAGGTCCAGTTGACGTAGGTATACCCGCTAAAATTCCAATCAGCTTTGGAGCCAAACGTATATCCAGTGCTTGTAAATGCAGTTAGTCCTGTGCTTTCTGTGTTTTGTGCTGCCGTTGAAAATGGTGCAATTTGCTTGGTAGCCCCTCGCACAGTGTCGGTCATGTAGTTGCCCTGAGGATTGCTTCTGCAAGCCACCCAAACCAACCCACCTTTACCTGACAGATCAATTCCGTTGGTGATGGTTTGCGATGTGCCGTTGCCTGTGTACAGCCAAGTGCTGAAGACATCTTCAATGTAGTTGGCTACAGCAACAGCAGACGTAAACCCAAACCCTTGGGCAGAGGCAGCGCCTTTGGTTTCAAGCAACGGCATTATGCAAACCTCGTCTGCGATGCAAACACGGTAAACGCAGCACTGCCGGTCTTCACGATGGTGTAGACGTAGGCGTCGATGCTGGAGGCATTACCTGCCGCCCATGCAGTGCCGCCTTGGTACTTCGGGGTAACTGCACTGCCATCCACTTGGACTACGTTGTTGTAGTACGCCGTTGCACCCTGCGTTACAAGGAACGCCACCGTCACGCTCTGCCCCGTGCTCATCGCCGTGTTCAGGCTGGTGCCGCTGCTGGCGCGGAAATTGACCGTCCAGTTGGCCGAGGCGTTCGTGGTGTAGTACAGCACCGACTGCGTGGTGATGTCGTAGTTGATCGTGCCCGTGGCCGCTGTGGCGCTGATGGTGGCGACTTCGGCTGCGTTGGTCAACGCTGAAGCAAGAACGCTGGTGGAGCCGCTGAAGGTCTGGGTGGCGGTGAAGGTGTTGGCTACGTTTGTGACCGGAATGTTTGCGCCCGCGAGAGTCGTTGCCCCCGTGCCGCCGTTGGCAATTGCCAGCGTCCCCGCAACAGTCACTGCACCACTTGTGGCTGTGCTCGGGGATAGGCCCGTGCTGCCAAAACTGATGGAGGAGACGTTGGTAACGGAAGATGTCTGCGCGATGACTTGCACAACACCGCCGTTGTCCTTGTAGAACAACTTCCCATCAGCGGTGTTGATGGCAAGCTCGCCATCTGCAAGGTTTCCCGAAGTTGGTGCAGCCGCTGCAGTCGCGCTGCGATAAAGCTGAATGGGGGTAAAGCCAGCCTGTGCCATTTAGAAGGTTCCTCCAGAGATGCCGGACCACACCGGAACACCGGCACCAGCGGATGTCAATACTTGCCCAGCAGTGCCATTCGCAATAAACGCAGTGGCTCCAGCGCCTGTTTGGTATGGTATCTGGCTTGCAGCGCCGCCTGCAAGATTTGTTGCGGTTGCAGCAGTGCCGCTAATACTAATGCCCCAGGTGCCACTTGCGCCAGTGCCATCTGCTTTTGGAGCACCTACGGTACTGTAGTCAATCGTTCTGGCAGCAGATCCGTTAAAAGTCGTCCCTGCAACATCGCCACCTGTAGTGGTAAAGGTGACAGCATTTGCTACCGATCCAGCAGAACCCGTAGTGTTCTGATTCAGCGTAGGAACATCAGCCACCTGAATGGCTGACATCACTACGTTAGTTCCATTTCCTCTGAGGTACTGCCCGCTTGTTACCGCTCCAGCAAACGCATTCAGTGCAGCTTGTGCAGTAGTCTGCCCTGATCCGCCGTTGGCAATACCAAGCGTTCCAGCAAGCGTAATCGTGCCGGATGAAGTGATTGGCCCACCAGACGTTGTAAGGCCCGTCGTCCCACCAGAAACATCAACACTGGTGACAGATCCAATAGGATTTGCCGACCATTGGAATGCAGAGCCAGACCACTCAAGGTAAGTGTTCGCAATAGTTGGGGCCGCGATAAATGATGTTGCCCCAGCACTAGTGTTGTACGCGATCCTGTTCGCTGCCCCGCCTGCAATGTTCGTCGCCGTACCAATCGTCAACAAAGACGGGTTCGACCATTGCGGAGCCGATGCGCCAGCCGTCAGGAAATACCCCGCCGCCCCAAGCGTCAACTTAGAGATAGTCGTTGTACCTGACGCATATGTAATATCGCCAACGGCATAGCTGGTCAGCCCAGTACCGCCATTAGCAGCACCAAGCGTTCCCGTAAGCGTCAGCGTTCCAACACTTGTGATCGGGCCACCAGTGAAAGCCATCCCGGTGGTGCCGCCAGAAGCATCAACCGAAGAAACACCCGCATCAACCGTTATAGCCCCCCAGGCATTGTTGACGTAGCCCTCAAACGTAGCCGTCTGCGAGTTGTACCGGAACAGCCCATTAGTCGGCGACACTGGCCGGGCAGCAGTATTGCCAGTAGGCATCACTGCGCCTTCAGTTCCAGGAAGCACCGGGTTGTCTGCAAGTCCTATGGTCGGGTTGCCTGCCGCACCAGTCCCGTCAGCAACATCAATCTCGCTTGCCGTGCCCGTTATGGTTCTGATAATCACAGATCCGTTGTTGGGCAGCGCAACAAGCCCCGCACCAGAAGCATTCGCAAGCGCTGCAACTTGGCCCGTCAACGAGAACGTAGGGTTACCAGAAACCCCGTTGCCATCAGACACCGACAAACCCGATCCGCTGGCCTGCAGAGTTCTTGCAACAACCGTAGACGGAGTGTCTTTTGCAACAATGCCTGTCAGAGCCGTTTCTAGGCTCCCAGCGGCCCTATTGAGGGCAATCCGATAGAAGGATAGCGCCCCACCATCTGTAAGCCCCAAACCCGTGCTGGTAGAAAGATACCGGCTGTTGGGAAGAGTGGCCTCGCTGTTGATCGTCAGGAAGGTTTGATTCTGACTAGGCGAAGCAGCAATGGCCGCGGTCGTCGTTTGGACTGTTTGCCCATTCTGGACAATCGGAACCGACTCCGTACCAGTGATTGGTCCAGCAGCAGGCAATTGAACGATTGTGACTTGTGCGCTCATTCTGGACTCGGTACGAGGATGTCAAGATTCCCGTTGTTTTCCGGGGTGTCGTTGTTCTGCTGAGTAGACAAGAACGTATTGTCACCTTCCTGCGTCAAGATTCCGTTTGGCGGGACAGCCACGCTGACATCTGGCCTTGGGAACCGAATCGTGATTCGCTCCGTCTTTCTAGCAGGTAGTCTATACGGGTCGAAGTTGTCCGCACATCCCTCGTTGCAGACCTGCAAACCAGGGAAGTTGGGGTCAGACCTCATCACCGAATGAGCACGCTTCATCTTGCAGCGGTCACACACTGCAATCGCTATGTCTGAGTTACCGAGGGTGTCAAGAAAGCGCGGCATTACACGGTTCTCCCTTGTGCCGCAAGCGTAGCTCGTCTAGAGGCCACACGCTTGGCGACTTGCTCAGGAGTTTGCTTGCGCCCTTTTTTGGCGGCAGACAGCTTTTCTCGTACCTCGTCGGAGATAGGCTTGCCTTTGTTCGCGGGCTCTCGCCCAACCATCCATGGAGTTGATCTAGATTTACCCTTCAATGGGCTGACATAGCCTTCAGGCCTTGATCTTCCCAAAGCCAGTACAACAAGCTGCTCAGGAGTAGACTTTCTCCCAGTCAATGCTTTACGCATCTTCTCAACAGCTTCAGGAGACTTCTTCTTCCCCTTAGCGGCAGCAGACATCTTTGCCTTCGTCTCCTCAGACTTTGGCTTCCTCATGTATGGCTTCGGGATGCCTTTACGGTTTGGAATTAACTCATCTTTCAGACCATTGATGATGCGGTTGTATGCCCATCCGTCGGCAGGATTCCCATAGACCTTAAATCTCACCAAATGCGCAATAGCATGATCTATAGGATGTAGCAACACAAGATTTTCAGGCGAGTCTGATCCGCCCTTGTACTTGGGAATGATGTGATGGTTGTGGAAACCTTCTAACAACTTCATTCCTCTATTATAGTCCAAACATCAGCGTGTATACGGCAAAATATTTGGCGCCATGTAAATGGGCGAACGATCGCGTTCTTCCTGCTCGGCTTGGTTCAGGTACTTCTCAGCCTGCCCCTCAAGGTACTGAATCCGCGCCACATCAACCCCAGGAAGCTCTTGGCTCATCTGGTGAGCCAGCATGCTCTGGATGGCAAGGAACCATCTCTGAGGGATTTCCAATTCTCCTGACAGATCGCCAACATCCATGATCTGCCGGGAGTACCAGACAGTCATCTGTACGAATGGGTCAGAAGGAACCGGCCACAGGTACAGCTTCGGCACCGGGATCGTGCGGTCCATCCAGAACTGGAACGGCTGATTGGCCGTAAAGTTCTTGTTCGGCAGATTGGTGTAGTCGTCACGATTCAACCGCGCCATCGTGATCTCTGTCGAGTTGTTGCCCAAGTACAACTCACGCACACTGATCGTGCTGCCGCCAGTGGCACGCATTCTGTAGTACGGAACACTCTGCCCAGGATCAACGTCATACCACAACCATTGACCATCTACCCACGAAGCAGGGCCAGGGTTGTACAGTGTGTTCCACGTTATGTTGTCGCTTGAATACTCAAAGACAACATTGGTCGTCCCCGTTGAGGCAGGCATGACCCCAATAGAGCCGATGTACACAGGATCTGTCGTGCCGTAGTTGATAGACACGTTCCCGTTAGGGGAAGACTGCGTAAAGATCGTGTCTATGTTGCTGTCAAAGGCATTTGCAACAGTGCCTCCAGCGCTCGTTGCGTAACTACCAGAAGGACGATTCATCCTCCTGTACAGCACGTTTAACGCATCATTTGCGCCCAGCGGGAGGTCGTAGATGTACTTGTTGGCCTGCAGACCGATCACAGTCTTGTCAATCGCCCAATACTGAATGCCGATGTTGATCAGGCTAGACAGAAGATAGAAAAGAGACTCCCTGGCAGACAGAACCTGCTCAGAAGTCAGTTCTTCTGCCAGCTTCCCGCACCTACGGGCACCGTGATCAATCAGCGTCTGGACAGAGATGACCGTCTCACCAACAGTTCCCGAGTAAGCCATCGTTTACTCTCTTCCAAAGAGACGCTTGACCGTATCTGTCTCCCAAATACGGATTCCAGTCCAAACAATCGTAAACAAAGCTGCGATGGCCGGTAGGAATTCCATAAGCGTCCCCAAAACTGTAGCGATGGATAGAGCATCGACTACATGCTTGGTGGAATCTGACAGTTCTTGCTTCATCACCACCCCGGACAGTTCCAACGCTTCATCGAAGCCCTTGATCGGCTTCCCTTCTCGCTCTTTTCAGCGATAGAGCCCATTCTCGCGCAGAACGAGTCTCTACGGGAACCCCCTTCAGGCTGAGGCGCTTTGAGGTTGCTTCCTGTCTCTCGGTTGTACTTCTCTCGACCCTTCTGGGTCAGCCCAGCGCCGCGCTCCACAGGCATCTTCTCGCCTCGGCCCACTGCAAGGGATACCCCTCCGCTCTTCATTTTTTTCTCAGAAAACATCTTCTCAACCATGCCCAGCCGTTGAGGCTTAGTCGTCACATCGTTGATGATTTCCAATCGTTGAGCTTTGCTTTTGGACGGCTCATAGAACCCAGCTTTTTTCAAAGACTGGACTACGCCGCCATCCTTCATTTCTTTGTCGGCCTTGACAAATTCTTTCCCGACCTTTTGTGGCACACCACCAAAGCCGCCCTTAGTGTGGGCGGCCGCTTGCATCAAACGATGCTGGGCTGGTGACTTGCTTGGCATGCTCAGTCCGGGTTTTTAATGTAGATGCCCTCAAACTCAGCAGCCACGTTTGATGGGGATGTAGAAGCAACAGCCCTAAGTTCAATGTCAGTTTTTTCAGCAAAAGCAACGGGCGTATGCAAATCAAGAATAAAACTGCCGTTACCAGAAACCCGAGAAGAACTTTGCTGCCTAAATACACCACCCAATGGTCTCTGAATCAACTGAAAATTTGTGGATGCATTTGCGTTTGTGTTCGCAGATGTGTAGTACACGCCATTCAAGTAGAAAGTGTATCCTGCTGGCACAGTCCAAAAAGCCATCTGGGTTTGATTCGCACCAATAGCAACCATGCCGAAGATGTTTGCAGGCACACCAGAGGTAACAGTACCCGTTCCTGCGTAGATAGTGCCTACAGCAGTTGCACCAGAGCCAGCGGTAACAACAAACATACGAGAAATGCGCAAGTAACTATTAACAGTGTTGACTTCGGTCTGGCCGTTAAGAATTACTGTTTCGCTAATTTCGTTGTAGTTGGCGTCAAGACCAGCAATTGAAACTGTTCTTGCGCCAGTGCCAGCAGCCGCGTCATCCGCGCTGGAACTAGAAATTTTCATAACAGTTGCGGCAGCAGGATACGCATATGTTCCGCCTTGCGCCCAAACTGTTTCAACAGATGTACCAACATCACCATTGATGCCAAATTGGAACAAGGTTTTGTGGCCATCAACTTGGCCTCGCGCCACTTGCAACTCAAACGGCTCATACGCGCCCTGACGGGTCGCGGAAGAATATGTTCCCATTTTCCAATCCTCAAGGAAAGCGGGGGCCGAAGCCCCCACTTGGTTCAGCAGGTAACGGCCCCGCCGCGCTTCTTTGGAGTGACTGTTACAGACTTTTCAGTCTTTGTCACTGCCCCAGGCGCACTAGCCGCCTTAGCTGGCGAGAAGACTTCCTTCAGCTTGCGAGGAATTGACGAGATCAAGCTACCAACGCCTTGAGACATGGCCTTGTTCTCTTCAGCCTGACTCTTCTCCCAGGCCTTGTAAGCCCGTTCGTTTCGTGCAGTCTGAATCGTGTCCTCAACGCCCTTGGGAGGAACATCAGCCTTGCCGCCCTCTTTCATCATCACTGCCCCACCCTTTTTGAAGGTGCCTGACAGTTGATTGATGCTTACAGGCTTCGAAGGCTTCTTCGCTCCTTGAGGCATCGCCACGGGACGGCCTGAGTCAACAAGCCCCCCCGTGGCGTAGGCTTTTTTTGCTGAGCCACCTTCCTTGTAGCCGCCAGCATTTGCCTTCGCCACGCCACCAGTAGCGCAGGCCATACCGCCATCTTTGTATCCACCGCCATTGCCCATCTTCACATCACCAGTCTTGGCCGGTGAGTGATCAGGCTTTGCAGTGTCCATCTTGGTGGTTTTGTTGGTCATGGTCTTGATGATGCCGCCAGCCTTGTAGCCGCCTTGCCCATCCACCACGCCACCCGTCTTCAAGCCCTTGTGGGCCTTGGACGCAGGCATGCCAGCGTGAGCCTTCAGGCTAGTAGCCTCGCCACCATCTTTCATCATGCGACCAGCCATGCCCACAGGAGCCGCGGGAGCAGCGCCAGCAGGCATAGCCTTCATCGCACGACGACGAGCCGCCATAGAAGGCTTCCCCGGGGCTCCAGCGGGCATCATCCCACCGCGAGCCGGAGCACGCATAGCAGGACCAGCAGCAGGCGTAGCGGCAAGCGCCCCACCCATCTGCATCTTCACCGCGCCACCACTCTTGAGCTTCAGTTCGACTGAGGGCTCAGTGGTGGTCATCTTCACCATCGGCTTGAATTGACCCATGATTAACGCTCCTTCGCAACGAAGACGTAGTCAATCGTCATGGTCTTGGCAACAGCCTCGCCATTCTGGATCGCAAACGAAACCGTCAGTTCTTCGTCATCGGGCAGGTTCGTGGTCACTGAAGAACCCGTCACTACGCCGTTAACCGAATACTCAATCGCTGACGCACCGTCATAGGCAAACCCGAGGGTAATGAAGGTGTCGTTAGCCAGAGTCGTTACGCTGCTCGTCGTAGCGGTCCCGTTCTTTTCAACCAGCAGGTTGACCGTAGTCGACCCGTCAGCCTTAATGAAGAACACGCCATCCGACACATCCAAGGGAGTTGCATCAGTGATCTGAAGACCCATCACAACATCCGACTGGGTGGCATCGCTGACCTTGAAGCGAGCTTCAAAGAACAGACGCTTGCCAGCGGCGAACAAGAAAGACTCGCCTACCTTTTGCAGCGCAACCAGATCATCATCGGCCGCGGTGTTGGTTAGAAGAAGAAGACCACCATCACCGTTCGCAAGAGCTTGGGTGGCACCGGCTTGAGTCTCCGTTACCGTCCAATTTCCTGCGGTGTAATAGTCAAAATCCTCGAAGTACGTATGAAACTTGGTCGCCGCGGGTTGACCCATGTCAGCAAGGGGGGAATCCTCACCAACATTGGTAACGCCATTCGGGAACCGAGTAATGATGAAATTACTCATCTCGATCTCCTGTAGAGCGGGGGCCGAAGCCCCCTCTGAGATTTAGACTCCCGGCGTGCCGTACATGGCGCGAGGATCGGTGAAGCCGACGTCGTAACGCTCGGTGGCCTTGTAGCGCATCGAGTCAGTTTCGAAGTCACCTTCCATCGTCTTCTCGAGCTTGCGGCGCATCAGCAGCTTCATGCCTTCCGGAGCGTCGGTCTGCACCCACCATGCGGAGGGGTTGGTCAGACGCGACAGAACAGCGGCACCCTCGTCCAGCAAGCCAATAGACTTGATGGGGTTGATGTCGTTGTTCGCGTTGCCAGCACGCAACACGCTCTTCAGCAGCACTTCAGCTTGGAAGACGTTGCCAGGAGCCACCACCAGTTGGCGGGGAACCAGACGGATCTTCTTGCCGTTGTTGTCCACAGCCTGACGGATCTGGATCAGCATCTGTTCCAGAGAGGTCTGGGACAGGTTAGCTGCAGTCGTCAGCAGGTTGGAGAACGTGCCGCTCACGATGGGGTGAGAAGCGCTGTTCAACTGCACACCGTCGCCGCCAGGATACGAGCTATTGAAAGCGCGGTTCAGCACGTTGGCCGACAGCGTTTCCTTCGTCTCGATCAGCGACTGGGCAAGGTGACGGGCGTACACCTGACCAATACGGATATGATCGCCGTCCTCAACGAGCACCTTGGTCAGCGCGAAGGCCAGACCGTACACGTTGTAGACATAGCGCTTCAGGAACAGAACACCACCCTGCTGGTACGAAACCGGAGTGCCGTCAGGCAACTGCGGAGCCGCGCCAAAGCCGTACAGAACCGGCTCTTCGTGGTAGTTACGGGGAATACCTTGTTGCTCGCGGAAAACACGCGACCACTCATCGGTACGTTGGTCATACACGCCATCGAAGCATTCGTTGAGGATAGGCTCAACGATTGAACGAAAGTCGGTACTGCGCATCGGGGCTGCCATGATCTGCCCTCCTTATTAAACAGCCGTACCAGCAACACCAGCGAATTGATATTCGGCGATGGTTGCACGGACGATTACGTAGGTGTCTCCCCAAGCATTGTCGGGGTACGGGGCGATGTCGATGATTCGCATTTGCGCAGTGCTGGGCGAAGCCACCAACGTGGTTGACAGCGTTGCAGCAGACAGGCCAGTGGTCGTAGAACCAGCAGTCGTGTTGCTCAGATCAGCTTCCGCACCCAGCGAGGTTTGCGCAAGAGATCCATCAGCCTGGATTTCATACACGATGTTTTGATCGCTGTAGAAATAGGCAACGACAGAGCCGACTTGGAACGACTCGTTCGCAGGCCAGTAGTTAGACACACGCCGACGTCCGGTCGAGTCAGTCCACTCAACACCCGCAAAGGGGCCAAGGAACGCATCGCCAGCAGCGGCAACCACGATATAACCGCCAGTGTCCATCTTGACGGGCTGACCCTTCAAGATAGTCGTGGCATAGCCAGCAGAGACGTTGCCGCTCGTAGAGACAGCTTGAATACCGTTAGCCAGCGCCTGAGCGCGATCCAGACCAGAGGGATGGAACGCAGGACGCAGGCCGAACGGAGCATTAGTCGCAGACATAATTTACTCCTTTGTGCTCACCCATGAAAGATTGGGGTTTGCACGTTTCGGTCGAAATCGCCAAAGCCTTCGCCTTCAACCTTGCCCAGGCTCTTGCCTGAACTGTCTCGCGCACCCTGAAGGTTCTCAACTTGGACACGGATCTTATCCGCCTCCTCGTTGGGCATCTCATGGTGCATTTGCAGCATGATGTCCTGATACACATCCATAGGGATCTTGTACAGGCGCATCTCGTTGCATGCGATAAAACCAACGTCCTCGCCAGCCTTGACGCGGTAGTTCTCGAAATCTTGGAACTCATCTGCTTTCACAGGAACGTATCCAAGTCGCATCCGCTTATCAATGCTGTCGTAAGCATTAGTGGTTGAGAGCCAGCAAAGGTGCCATCCGGGAACTTCCGGAACCTTTGGCAGCGCACTTTGTGTCCACTCATCGCTCCACATCTTCCGACGTTCCTGCGCTGACATGAACTTTTCCTCTGGGGCTCGACGGGATACGTCCTCACTAGCGCGAGTTTCGCGGCCACCGGCAGACAGAGACTTTTTCAGACGTGAATCCATTTGATTAACCTTGGTTGTTTCGTGCTTGTTGGGCGTAACGCTTGATCATCTTGGCTCGCATTGCTGGGTCATCCCAGAATCCAGCCTCCTTGATTGCTCTTACCTGTTCAGGCTCAAGCACCAAAGTGTTGCCTTGTCGGCCACCAGTTGACTCGCGTCCAGATCCAGTTACAAAACTCCTAGGCCTCCTTCTGGGTTCGTCTTGTGGTTGAGTATAACGATGCGGCAGACGTTTCTGCAAGCGAGCGTCAAGTTCGTCCCAATAATCTGCAGAAGACGGGTCGTAGCCCTCTTTTGCGAGCTTGGCATCAATAACCTTGGCAATCTCGCTGTCTTCATCGCTACCGTTAGGGTCGTACCAAGAATTGGACTCCATCCAACTCTTCGCATGCCGCAACATTCTGGGGTCAGCTTGAGGCTCCGACTCAGTTTTTGA